GTTTCCCAGTCACGATCAGTAGGCGGGGAAACGAAATTTGAACTTCAGCTGTTTTGAGTGGCATTGTCTTTCTCCTTTTGAACCAGTTTTCGAGCGGCACCAGCCGCGATGGATTGAAGGGCGCACACGTTGCGCACCCTGAGTTTCATTCCAGTCTTGTAGGCGATGTGAACCAGCCCGCCTTTTTCGGGCGGATACCAGTCATAGTCAGCGATAAACTCAACCCACATGGTCAAGGCGGCTGGTGTGCATCATCGGACATGCCCGACGCGATAGTTCTGCAGCAAGGCCTTGACGGTGATCGGGATCTGCGTCGATCCTGACCCGTCTTCTGTCGCGCCTCTGTTTTCATACCAGAACGCAATCAGGTGAAGCATTGCGGTTTTAAGCGCACCGGGAACCTTTGTTCCATCAGCCCCAAATCCAGCGGTGAAGTCAATTTGAACGGCACCGCTCTGCAGCCGGTACGGCGGCCAGGATTTCCCATAGGCGGGCATGATGCGGGCTATTTCACGGGACTTGTCGACCAGGTAGTCACCGGAGGCAACGGTCTGTTGCGCCCCGGCGGAATCTACATACTTGATGGCATCTACCTGCTTTAACGGACCCATGGGAATTTCAATGATAGGGCCAAAAACATTGTCGGTTGTGGTTTCAAAGCCATCAAGGCTAAGCCGCCATTGTTGATCGACCATGCAAATGCCGATGCCACGAGGGCCATCAATGAAAGACCGGGCCGCATCGATCAAGCCACTAAGCAACGCGTCGTCGTCCGCAAAGTCGACGTGACAGTGGGCTTTTGCTGCGGCAAGATCAATCGGTGCCGTGGGAAGTGCGGCACCGATGTAGGTGAGGCGGTCCCAGCCAAACATTGTTATGCAGCCGGGGCGGTTTCATCAGGCTTTTTGGCCAGGACAGCTTCGGCGTCCTTCAAATCCTTCTCTGCCGCCTTGAGGTCGGCATTGACGGCGTCAGCTTTTTCTTTTGCTTCGTCCTGAGCCTTTTTGAGATCGGCATACTTGGCGCGCAACGCCTCTGTGGCATCGCGCTTGGTTAGAACGGCGCGTTCAGCGTTCGCCCGCGTCATAAGGCCTGCGTATTCCTTTTGATCAACAGCCTCGGCAATGCCCGCTTCGCAAAGGCGGAAACCCTGTGCGTCGTCAAATTCTACCGTTTCACCGATATCGTAAGACTTATCAGAGCCGGAAAGAGCCTGTTTCATTTTGACTTTCATGTCATCCTCCAAATGGTTCCGGGCCAGGAAAGTCCTGGCCCGGTATTGAGATCAAGAAACCGTCATGCGTTCTTGAGGTGCTTCACGGCGTTGGTGTTGACAAGGTTTCCGTCGAAACGGGCAAACCCGACGAAGCCGACCTGGAAGAATTCGGCGTAACGTTCGCTCAGGCGCAGGATCTGCATTTCCTTAACGCGGCGGACCACGTAGCGATTGAAAGCACCCATCAACGCGAACTTTGCACCGGTCGCCATTGAAGCCATGTCTTGATTGATGACGTACGGAACAGAGAAGCCGGCAAGGTTCAGCACCGCGCCGTTGTCTTTGAGCCCGTCGATCAAATAACGGTTCTGCGCATCTTTCAGTTTGCGGATCGCCTTCAAAGTGCTGTCGTTGAACATCGCTTTGAAAGACGGATCCTTCCGATATGCTGGTTCAACCGTGTGATAGAAATCGATCAGCTCGTCAGCGGTCACAGCGGCCACCGCAGCGGTTGTTGCCCCCACAGATGAAGCCGTTACGATACCGTTCGGCTGGGCACCGCCACCAGTACCCGTTGTCAGGTGCTGGTTGGCAATACGTCCGATGCGCTCACCGAATGCCGGATTGATGATGTCATTTTCAACATCAAAGGCACTGTCCTGCAACAGCTGGAACGGAACCCGGATGAGCTTCGAGGTATACATATACGCCTTCATGGTCAGGGACGTGAATGCGATGTCCTGTTCGCCTGTTGCGGTGTTTTCCGCGAGCAGTGCGCCGATATTGCCGGTGTCGTCCATCTGCGGCCATGGAATATCGTTGCCGGTTCCGGTTGGGATGACTCGTGTCACGGTCGGATCATACATCGGCCCGAAAGCCTTCATTGCCTTTTCGATCTCATCCGAGAACCCCTGCGGGACGGTGAAACCACCTGCTGCCGGAGTGCCTGCCGCAAGGGCACGGATTTCAGAGGGTGCCTGTGACATGTCGATCTGTGACTGCAGCCCCATGATGACATTGCGCTCCTCCGGTTCCAGCGCTGCAACGCCGTGCTGCAGAAACTTCTTGAAGGCAGCGCGCTGATCCGGTGCGCCGTCGTTTGGCTTCTGCTCTCCGTTGCCATTGTTGGGGCGGCGAGCCTTCATGCGCTTTTCGTCTTCTGCCGATGCCGCAGCGAGACGTTCTTCGGCATCGGCCAGCTTCTGTTCACGCTTGATCTGATCTTCGATCTTGTCGTGATCGGCCATGATGCGATCATGCTCGGCGTCGATTTCCTTGGCGCGCACTTCCGGCGTGTCGTCCTTGATTTCTTCCAGCTTCTGACGTGCGAGAGTGATCAGATTTTTCTGCTTCTCGCGAAGTTCCTTGATCTTGGCAACCATTGTGGTTCTCCTAAAAAGAAAACCGCCTTTCGGCGGCTGTGGGGTTGATAGGGGCGAAGCAGAAAACTTACGCGCCCGGTCTCCTGAGTTTTTGCTCAAGGTTCATTTTCCGCCGAATCCTAAGATTGGCAGCGGAATAGTTTTTGCTCTTGCGGTGCGCATCAAGTGAACGAACGGCAACCTCGGTTGTCGGATATGCTCCGCGGGTCACCACTGACACGTCATAGAGTTCGCCGAACTTTTCGATGGTGCGCAGTGGTGGTTCGACGCTGTCATCCCAAGACTGCTTGCCGCCTTGCATAGAAAACGCAAACGACATCTGGTCGACATCGCCTCGCTTCATGCTGGCGATCATATCCCTGGCCAGTTGCGTATCTGGCGGGCTGATTTCTACCTTAAGGCCTTTTTCGTCTTCCTCGATCTTGAGTGTGCCAGCCTTCATGCGGCCAAGGACATGATCCTCGTCGTGATTGAAAAGCGCGTGGATGTCAGATGACGCTATTGCATCAGAAAAAGCGCCTTTGGCGATCTTCTCTCTAAATAGACCGGCAATGTCTGTCTCGACATCAAAGAGTGCGGCATAACCCACGAGCGTTGTTGATTTCGCACCATCCTTTGCGCGCTCTTCAAGTTTCAGACTCGCAAGAAACCTATTTTCCCGCTGCATTGCCCTGATCTCCTTGCTTCATGCCTGTACCTAGCTTCACAAGCTGCGCTTGCCCCATGAGGTCATTCCCGTTTTCCATGTCTGGAAGGTTTTCAAGCTTCCTGACTTCATTTGGCGTTTTGATTCCGTTCTGCACGGCCTGCGCATGACCTTCCATCCGGGTCTTGTAGTCGCCGCGCAACAGATCATCGAAATCAAGTTCAACACTTTGGCTTGAACCACGTCCGAACAGCTTCAAGTTCAATTCCTGTTCAAACTCTTCGGCCCACCGTTTCAAGGTATGCTTCACAAGGTGCAAGTCTTGCTGTTCTGAATTGGCGTTCGGCGTGTTGGAAAGGTCTTGCACAAACATCGGCGGCAGCGAGTAGATACGCGCAACTTGCTGAACCATGTACTCCGAAACTTCAACCATTTGACTATCGGCTGGCTTGATGCCGATGGCTTCGACCTTGTGTTCGTTTGGAAGTGCCAACCACGGGCGGTTTTGCTGTGCAGCTTCTTGGATTGCTGCGGACATTTCAGTTCCGCCGCGCTGCAGCCCGCCGGGTGTTGTGAACGGACCGGTAAAAACGACAAGAGGCACGCCGCCATTGTTAAAAAACCTCGCGCCGTAGCTCTGCAGTGCGATTGCCTGGGCGAGAGCTTCGGCGCAGGCATGCAGCGGCGACCGATGCGAAAGACCGTCGCGTTCGGTGTAGAACCTCAGGTCAATAATTTCGCTCGAACGATAACGCTCCGTCCTCCCGCCATCCGTCATGTCGTAAAACGTTGAGCCGCTGATCCGCCTGGCAATCACTTTTTTTGGATCAATTGGAAACAGGTTTGCCACTTTGCCGTTGGCACCGCGCTCAATGTAAGTCAGCGCACGGCCATCGGTGAACAATCGCTCGAACGTGTATTTGCGCCAGTTGAACGAGGTCATTTCGTCATTGACGGCATCGTGCAGGATTTTCTGAACCCCGCCCTTGACCTGTTCTTTCCCGTTTGATGTCTCTCGGTACACATCGAGACACAGGCCAGCCAGCGTCCCTGACAGGAAGTTGACCGCACCCCAAACCGCAGGAACACTCAGTGCTTTTTCAGGCGTGACGACAATGCCAGTCGTCGCGGGCTCCATGCCAAAGTGGCGAACGACGGCTTGTTGTGAAATCGGCGTTGCCGGGTTTTCCAGTGGTCCGCGGCTCTCTCTGCTCAAGCGAAACCAATCACGGATTGCCATTTTTCACCATGCTGAATTCTGGATCGTCCCATGGCGACCGCAGCTTTGCCACAGGGTTCAGCCCCATCAGCAGGCCAGCGTTGAGCGTGGCGGCCAGCGCGTCGATCTTCGCCTTGCCTGCCGTCTGTTTCGTGATCAACACAGCATTGCCCTTTTGCTCAATTTTTGCGTTCGACACATTCCAGGCCATCATGGGTTGACCCGCATGCCAGAACGTCCCGTCTTTCAGTTTCCGTTCAATGCCCCAGATCGCCGATGCAAGGCTTGTCGCGGTTTGACTCACGCCGACGACAGGGCCCTCCTTGTCGGCGGCACTGATTCCACGGCGGTCAAGTTCGTCAATGATCGCCATGATGCCGGCGCGATCTAGGCCAACACCGTTGCGCTCCGGCATCTTGCCGCTTGCGAAAACCGCCTCGATCACGTCGCAGAACTCGCGGACGTCCTGCGTCGGATCAGTCTTGTTGACGATCACAAGATCGTCGTCTCTGACGAAGTCCAGCAGCCGTTCCGCAATCTCTTTGCGCTTCTCAAGCACATCGTCATGTACCCAGGCGCGGCACCAGTGCAGCCAGTCCTTTGATACCTTGTCGCGGCCAATCACAGCGACCGCCATCAAGTCGTCGAGTCCGCCCGCATCGCCGCCGCACACCACCGCTTCACAGCGCTGCAGCAGGCTTTCGAGCGTGATCCGTTCCGGGTCT